CTGATTGTGTTGCGCTAAAATTTAACTTTTCCATTTGGGAATTACAAAACCATGTTTAGTAAGTTCATCAGATAATAAGTTATAACTTTTTTTGCCGAAATTCGGAATTCTTTGTAACGCTCTTTTGTCGCCTATTTTGAAAAGTAAATTTAAAATATCTTCGATTGTGTGCAAGCCATCGGCTAATAAGCAATTTTTAGTTCTTGCATTTAAATCTAAATCATTTATTAATGTGTTTCGAGTTGCCTTTAACTTTTGTTCTTGAACGCTCTTTATAAGCTCATTTAGATAAAATTTAGCTTTATGCAAATCTTCAATTCCGTTTTTTTGTCTCCAACGCCAAACATATTTAATTATGTTGCCATCAACAAATGGTAAGTTTTTTACAATATCTAAGCATTCTATGTTTTTACCGCATTCGCAATGTATATCAAGCGAATAGTGTTTCGGGTGATTTACGTTACTCATAAGACCTCAACATGTTTAATCGTTTAGCGTCGTGAATAATTTGGCGAATTTCTTGAACATAACGGAAGTTAACTAATCTTCGTAATTTTTCGGCTTCTTCTTTTTCTAAGCCTGTTGCATTTCCACCAACATGAGCAATTGAAAATTCAAGTTCATTTAAAATACACAAACACAAATCCAACTTAAATTCATACACTGAGCTTTCAATAGGGTGATTTAAAAATAATTCATGATTATATTCTCTTAGTTGTGGCCCAAGATTTCCGGTTATTTGTTCAATTATAAATTTTTTTTTTGGTGTTATTGTTTCTTTTTTCTCATAAATTGCTTTCAAATTTTCAGATAAATTAATTATTTGCACAATATTTCTATCAATTTGTAAAAGAATTAATGTTTCTTCATCCATTATTGATTTTTCCTTAATTTTTATATTTGCGAATCGCATGTTAAATCCTACAATGCTAAGTATATCACCAACTTTTCGAATGTCATCTATACTTTGACAGTCAAACATAATTAGACCTTTTTTATAGTCATCGCTTATAATTTTTGTTATTGTTTCCATTTTATACCTCACTATTATTTTATGACTTTATCTGATAGAGAAAGAACTGTACGTCAAAAACTTAAAGATGATTTTCCGCACTTTGCTACAAAATGTCTTAAGATTCGCACAAAAGAAGGGCAGATTCTACCGTTTACACTAAATCGTGCGCAACTTTACATTCATGCCAAACTCGAAGAACAAAGAGCTATGACAGGCAAGGTTCGTGCTTTATGCCTGAAAGGAAGGCAACAAGGTGTGTCGACCTACATCGGCGCAAGATACTATCATCAAGTCATCCATCGTTTTGGTACTCAAGCATTTATCTTGACTCATGCTTTAGATGCAACTAACAACCTTTACAAAATGGCGCAACGATATTATGAAAATACGCCAGGACTTATTAAGCCAGAAGTCACAACCTCGAACGCAAAAGAACTTATCTTCGGTAAACTAGATAGTGGTTATAAGCTTGGAACGGCCGAAAATCAAAGTGTCGGTCGGTCTGCGACAATACAGCTTCTACATGGTTCTGAAGTTGCATTTTGGAACCATGCCAGCGAACACGCAAAAGGTATCTTTCAAGCTGTGCCTAATGCACCTAATACAGAAATTGTGCTTGAGTCTACAGCAAACGGCGTAGGTAACTTTTTTCATCAGCAATGGCAAAAGGCTGAGGCTGGCGAATCTGAATACATTGCTATCTTTGTTCCTTGGTTTTGGCAAGATGAGTATCAATCCGTTGTCCCAGTAGGTTTTACGCCGACAATTGATGAAGAAGAATTAATGCGTCAATATAAATTGACGTTAAATCAAATTGCGTGGCGCAGAAATAAAATTGCTGAATTTAGCGTTAATGGTACTGATGGCGTAAAGTCATTTATGCAAGAATATCCATGCAACAGTGCCGAAGCTTTTCAGCTAACAGGAGAAGATAGTTATGTCCCTAATGAGCTTGTCTTACGCGCTCGGAAAACAGAGCAAATCGATGATTATGGGCATCTTGTTATCGGTGTTGACCCTGCTCGGTTTGGCGCTGATAGATCAGCAATTATCAGGCGGAAGGGACGAAAAGCTTTTGGTCTTGAAACTTATGTCAAAAAAGATACGATGGAAATCGTCGGAATCGTTAACAATATCATTATTTATGAACAACCTGCCAAAGTTTTTATAGATATTGGTGGCCTTGGCGCAGGCATAGTAGATAGATTAAAGGAATTAGGACATGGACAAGTCGTCATCGGAATTAATGCTGGCTCAACACCGCTTGATGGTCGTAAATACAGTAACAAGCGGTCTGAAATGTGGGGTGAACTTAAATCCTGGCTTGAGGATGAGCCTTGTCAAATTCCTGACTCTGATGAACTCCATTCTGACATATGCGGAACTCGTTACAAAATTGATAGCAACTCACGATTAGTTATGGAAAAAAAGGAAGAAATGAAAAAGCGTGGAATACGTTCAAGTGACTGTTCCGATGCGTTATGTTTGACATTCGCTTTGCCTATTTCTCAAATAACAAATAGTAGCAAAACAAGTCAAGTTGCTGGTAAGATAATGGGAAAACAAAGAACACTACTCAACGCTAAGGGACAGCTCTATGGTAACAGTAGCTAAAAGTGCATCAGATAAACTTGCACGGATTAAGGAAGATGTCTCAACATCTTATAAATACTTTCAAGATAACTATAAACGCTTTCACGAGTTCCGCAAATATATTTTCAAAGAATCCATTAGTGAACAGCAGCGTGCAGCTATGCAACAACTGCATCGCCCTGTGCTTGAGTTTAATATTTTAGAAGCTTACATATCACGTCTTCTCGGTGAGTTTGCGCAGCAAGAGCCAAGTATCTGCGTGACTCCTGCGGAAGGCGTACCTATTCCTTATGAAGTTTTAAATCTTGTTGAAGGCCATATTAGGCATATTCTATATCAAGCTGATAAAGATTCTTTTAGTTATGAGATTTATAAAGATTTGTTATCTGGTGGCTACTCAGCAGCTAAAGTTTGGACTGATTACTCAAGCCCTATGAGTTTTAATCAACAAATTTATTTGAGTCGTGTATTTGACCCTACGCTATGCGGTTTCGACCCAGCCGCTCGTACATCTCATAAGGGCGATGGCCAATATTGTTTTGAAGTATTTCCAATGGATGTTAAAGACTTTGAGCGTGACTATCCAGATGTTGAACTTAAAGGAATAAATTATGAAAGAGATTTTCAAGGGTTTAACTGGTCATACAAAGACGCCATGGGTAAAAAGCTAATTCTTGTTGTAGATTACTTTGAGAAAAAGAAAAAGCGCACACGAATTGTTAGACTTGCCGACGGACGAGTCATGACCGTTAAAGATTATGAGCGCATGCAAGCGTATTGGGAAGAAATGAATTTCATTGAGCAATTGCCAATTGTTATGGGTAAACCGCGTTGGACAGAGCTTGAAACAGTTTGTCGATATCGCTTGATTGAAAACCAAGTGCTTGAGCACGAAGAAACAGACTATACTTATTTGCCCTATGTATTTATTGATGGTAATTCAATCAATTTGACCCAGGGCACGTCAAATACGACTTACCAGATGACACGCCCTTATGTTTATCATGCGAAAGGTATTCAAGATTTAAAAAACTTTGCAGGTATTTCTTTAGCAAACTACTTAGAAAATCAAATACAATCCAAGTTTATCGTCATGAAGGAAGCAATCCCTCAAGAAGACGATTACATCGAAGCATTAACAGATATCCAAAAAGCCAATACGATTGTGGTAAATGCATTTTATGAAAACGATCCTAACAAAGCAATTCCGCAACCTATTCGTGAAGTGGTTAATCAAGGTGCGCCGCCTGAAATTATGGGTGCTTTTCAAGTCACTGACCCAACCACTCAAACAATTCTTGGTTCTTATGCTTCTAATCTCGGTCGAGACGACACAAGATTGTCCGGAAAAGCTGTTATTGAAACGGCCGCCCAAGGTAACTCTGCCGCAATGCCTTACATTGTCGGTTATTTACAGGGTTTAACTCAGATTGGGAATATCATCGTAGATTTGATGCCTAAATATTTGATTGGTAAGCGTACTATTCCTGTGATTGATAGCAATGGTGAACAGTCTTATCAAGAAATCAATATAGAAGGCAAACCAGTTCTTGATTACAAAGACCGTGCCATTAAAGTAAATATTGAAGCGGGCGTAAACTTCCAAATACAGAAAAATAAAGCGCTTGAGCAAATAGTAGCTTTGATGCAAGCAAGTCCACAGTTTGGCCAATTCATGAATAGTCCGCAGGGACTTAAAATCTTAGTATCTAACCTAACCATTTATGGAGCGGATAGATTACAAGAATCAATCGACCCATATTTACAAGAGCAAGCTCAGCAGCAACAACAGGCTATGCAAATGCAGCAAGAAGCTATGTCGCAGAACCCGCAAATGATTCGTGCGCAAGCTGAAATGATTAAAGCGCAGTCTGATGTACAACAAAATCAAATTGAAAATCAGTTTGAACTAGCGCGTCTTGCAACTGAGAAAGAACTTGCTGATGCAAAAATACTTGAAGCTGAGGCAAAAATATCGCAAGCTCAAATTGATAGTGCTGTGCGTTTAGAAGAGTCTCAAACAAGTCTTGAAGTACATGCGCTTGAATCAGCAGCTAAACTTGCTGAGGTACAACAACGTGCCCAGGCCCATGGTTTAAAAATGAATAAAGAATTAAAAGATTTAATGCAAGGAGCAGAACAAAATGAGCAAATATAAAATTACTGAACACCACATCACACAACCAGGCGGCGTCGAAAAATTAAAGCGTGATGGCTACACTAGAAGTGAAATTATGCAAACCATGTATAAGGTAACTGAGGGAGCTAACAAAGAACAGCGTTCTCAAATAGTTTCTGAGTTGTTTAGAAAAGAATGAAGACAATAATAAAAGATGAGAGCGGGGCAGAAATTGTTTTGCCTCGCATTACGCATACACATTCAGTTGCTAATTGGTGGATTTATAAAAAAGATGGCAACTTAGATTATTATGAACGAGCATTAGTTTTAGTAATTTATGATTATTTTGACCACGAAATGGAAGTTATAGAACAATCTACTGCCATGCTTAGTGTTTCTGATTTAGGGTTGAGTTCAGTAGTTGAAATATTAAATGAACAGCGTAATTATATATATTCTGAAACATATCCTGGAGGATAATCATGAAAAAGAAAGCACCTGCAAAATCAGCAAAACATATGGATGTAGCACAGGACAAAAAACTTATTTCTAAAATGATTAAAAAATCTGAAAAGAAAGATGTCAAAGAAGATAAATCCATGATGAAAAAAATGATGAAGGGGAAATGCAAATGAAACAAGTTAAAAAAGAAATGAAAAAAGGCATGCTTGTAAAGGGCAAAGCTGCTGCTACCCCCAAAGGTATGTCACATAATGTTAAAGTAATGGAAAAGGCTGGCTACTCTAAAAAAAGAGCAGTTGGAACAGCATATGGCGAAGTTGGCATGGAAAAGAAAGGGCGTAAAGATGAATCTAAAGCCATGAAAACCAAAGGTAAAAAATCATGCCGCTAAAGCCTGGCAAAAGCAAAAGTGTTATTAGTTCTAACATTAAAACCGAAATTGCCGCTGGAAAACCGAAAAACCAGGCAATTGCCATCGCTCTGTCAAAGGCTGGCGTGTCAAAAAAGAAGAAAAAATAAACTAATGTTCGTGGTTTGCGAACTGCGAACATGTTTCACGTGAAACATTATTATGAGCAAATGGTTAAAAATAGAAAACTTTGAAAATGAAATTGAACTGTGCAATGACAAAGAATTTATAATTAAAAATAAAAAATATTTGTCTTCACGTTTTTATAAAATATTGTGTTTGCGACATGGTGTAGATGGAAAAAAACTAAGCTTTAATGAAATGGTGATGTATGTTGAGCCATTGTCTTGCAAAGGTAAACTGCTTTCATCACGACATATTGCAAAATTATATTATCAAGCTTTAAATAAAATTAAATACATATTAAAAAATGAACTTAATTAATTATGAAGATTTATTAAAACAATGCGAAGATTTAGAATTTCTAAATCAATTTGCTCCTTACCTCAGAGAGACTGAGTATCGTGTTTTATTATTATTATGCGGACATACTCGGCATGGTAAAGTTTGTTTTACGCAATTAAAACAAGTTATGCGAGATTATTGGCATTCATATAATTATATAAGTCATGTTAAAAATTATCCTTATATTGCTTTAGTAGCATTAAAAAAAATTAAACAAGAAAAAATATTGCGTGGTTTCACGTGAAACATTAGTAAGTGCTTGACACAAATTGCTTGCGTGATGAATAATTAGAGTATTACGTCCCCAAACGGCATCCTGGGCGCAACCTTACAGCGAAATGTATTGAATCACGGTGACACCGACAGAAAGTCAAACGAGGGTTTTAAATGGAAGAAGTAGAGAATATTGTTGATACTGAAATCACTAATCCTGAAGTAAAAGAGCAAGAAACTGCTCCTGATGACGATTTGCAAGCACCTGTGTTCAACAGAATTCAAGTTGCCGATGTCGTTAAACGGGAAAAACAAAAAGCTTTTGAAAAAGGGAGATTAGCAGCTATGCAGGAATTACAAGCGCAACAACAGCAACAACAGGCAGCCTCACAAGAGCCTTCAAGCTTAGGTGGTATGGCGCAATTGTCACAAGCTGACATTGAGCGAATGATTCAAGAGCAAGCAACACGTGCGACACAAGAACATATTCAAGGCCAACTTGCTGAATTAAAACAGCAACAAATGGTGAATAGCTTTGTGCAAAAAATGCAGGTGGCAGAACAACAATATCCTGGACTCGAACAAGAACTGAATCAGCTTAATTATAATGATCCCAGAATCCATTCATTCATCGGAATGGTCAATGACATGGAAAACACTGGCGACATTATGAAAGAGGTTCTTGATAATCCCCACAAGCTTTCACAAATCTTGTCGGATATTCAAGACCAGCCTTATCTAGCTCAAAAAAACTTGCAAAAGCTATCTGCAAGTATCAAGCAAAATACGGCTGCCAAATCTGAAGAAGCTCAAGCTCGTGACCCCTACTCTCAACTAAAACCTTCACCTACGGCTGGAATGGACAATGGCTCTATGTCGGTGAGTGATTTTAGAAAAATGTTTAAAGGCTAAATACTCGCTATTGTCCTTCCAGTTAAGAAGATTTTATTTAATTAACTGGAGAGACCTAAAATGCCTTCTACACCTACTAACGTCTTACAGATAGTTCAAACCTATCAAAAGGCTGAATTGGCTTGGCTATTAAATAGCTTTGTCGGTATCAGCATGTCTAACAAAAAGTTTAAAGACTTCAATACTACAGCTCCTAGCAACTTGGGTGATACTGTAACATTTGACACAACTCCACGTTTCACAAGTTACAATGGCTTAGTAATTACACAGCAGCCATCTGTTCAACGTGTACAATCATTAGTTTGCTCTCAAGCATCTAACGTTAGTGCTGGTTATACTGACCAACAGTTCATCTTCAACGTAAGAGAATATATGGATCGTTTTGGTATGGCAGCGATGAAAGAATTAGGCTCTAAAATTGAAGCCGACATTCTTAAAAACTTTGTGTCTGGCGTTACAGTTAACGATCCACAAGCCGCTACTTTCGGAACAACCCAATTTAAATCAGGCCCTTTCCGCTTCTATGGTGATGGCATTACCCCAATCAACAGCTTCACACAATTAGCACAATCTGTTGCTAACTTTGAAGATTTTGGTGCAGCTACTCATAAAATGATGGCGATTCTACCAGTTGCAAATATTCCTGCAATTGTTGGTAGCGGTTTAAACCAATTCGCAATGGATCGAAACAATGAATTAGCATCAAGTTGGATGTTAGGTCGTTTTGCTAACTCTGACTGGTATGAGTCAAACTTATTACCTGTTCATGTATCTGGTGCCGTTGCTGAAGCTGCTGCCCCTGCTAACGTATTGACTGTTGTTTCTACCAATGACCCAACAGGCCAAAACGTAACAAGCATTACTTTCTCTACTGACGCTTCTGTTGGTAATAGTGCAGATGCAATCAAAGCTGGTGACTTATTCCAGTTTAACGATGGTGTTTCTGGTAAACCAAACATGCGTTTCTTGACCTTTATCGGCCATCAACCATGTCAACAACCAGTACAG